ACCACCGTCTAAGTCTCCACCAGCTGTAAAGATAATTGCGTTGTTTTCGTTTGTGCTTTCGTTATCTGTAATCGTAACTGTTGTAGCTACTGCAGCAGTTGTAGCATTACTTACTGTAGTTCCTGCAATAACACTTGCTAAAGCTGTACCATTTACGGTAATAGCATCAGCTTCTAAAGTTCCGTCTACATCAACATTACCAGAAAAATCTCCTGTAGCAGCATCTAATTCACCTGTTAAAGTTACATTTCTAAATCCCGATATATCTTTATTTGAGTCTGCTATAACTGCTAATGAAGCAGAAACTGTTCCGGCTGTAATACCATCTACTAAATTTAATTCTGCCGCAGTTGAAGTTACATTAGTTCCACCAATATCTAAAGTTGTCATTGAAACTTCACCAGCCACTGTTGCAATTCCGTCGGCTAGTGTAATTAAATCTGTATCATCTGTGTGACCAATTGTTGTACCGTTAATTAAAACGTTATCTATATCTAATGAACCACCACTAATTAATCCTGTTGTTGTAATTGTAGAAGACCCTGTATCAATAGTTCCAAAACCTGAAGTAATTGAACCTGAGTTTAATGCTCCAACAGTTGTAGCAGCAGTTGTAACAAGGTTAGGCATTGCTGTAATTTCATCATCAAAGTACGCAGCTAAATCTGTGACTGCAACTTGAACCATTGTACCATTATCATTTAATACAACTCTATCTGCATCTGCAACTGTTGTAGATGTAGCTGAAGTTCCTCCATCAACTATATTTAATTCTGCCGCTGTTGAATCAACAGCTGCAAGTTTAGTTAAGTCTGCTTGTATTAATCCTGAAACACCGTCTAATAAATTAAGTTCTGCTGCAGTTGACGTTACTGCTGTGCTTCCTAAAGTAAGCCCACTGTCTGGTACAACAATACTACTTCCAGATTGTGCTGTAAAAGTATTTGCTGTAAATTGAAAATCATCTGCACCAGCAATTTTAATATCTATTTGGTCATCTGTGTCTGCTGTAATAGTTGTATCACCATCAGCATCTAAAACTAATTCTCTTCCTTCCATGTCAGATGCACCACTAAATCCTGCATCAACAATATTAGTTCCATCTGAATAAACAAGTCTTGTAGTTTTTTCTGATACACCAAAAGTTATACCTGTTCCTGATGCTGTTTTAAATTGTACAGTATAAGCACCTGATGTGCCATTAGTTACTATGTAAACTTTTTCTACAGAGTCGGGTACAGTTACAATAGAGTTTCCTGTTATTGTACCTGTTAATTTTATAACGGCGTTTTGTGCAGTTGCAGTTGATGCTCCATCAGTAATACTTAATGCTAATGTACCACCATTTGTTACTGCTTGCTCTACGTAACCTGAAATTGCCGTGTTAACGATATCTAGATTGGTATTAGTTTTATCTCCCCAAGTTCCGGCATTCTCGCCGGTTGCCATTTTTTCTATACCAAGTGTTGTAAATGTTGATGCCATAATTTAATTCCTATTGTGGTGGTGACTGTATAGGTATCCTAACAGTACCATCTGTGTAATCATCTCTTCTTCGTCTTCCAATTTGTTCTCCAGCAAACATTTGTACTTCTTGTTTATATTTACCTTCGTATAATTGTAACATATCCATTGGTCCTTTTAAGTAACCAAAAGCTTCTGATAAACAACAATATAACAGACCATTTGGAAAATTCAAACTTATATAACTAGTCTCATTGCTTGATGCCTCTAGTTTTGTAGGCATTGCATTGTAGTGAATTTTAAATACGTAAGTTGTATTCGGTATGGGTGATAATAAAATAGCACCAGAAGTAGTATTTGTATTACCTGTTCCACCACCTTTCATAGCAAAATATTTAGGTCTACCTGTAGCTCTTGCACTATTATATTCATCTAAAAATGTTATGTCTTTTTTTTCTAAAAAAATAGGATTAGTTAACGTTGAGGTTCCATCTGCAACTTGTACTGCTCTTACAAATAAAGCACCCGCTGGAACGTTAGCATGCTCTTGATTAGCTACAAAATTATCTGTAGCTGTTTTTCTGTATGCATCAATAGGTACATCTCTTGCAATTCTATATTCTGCATTTAAAACTATATTTTCTATAACAGCATCGGTTAATACTGTACTAGAAACTTCTGTGTAGTTTCTTATCTGTGTTTTTAAATCTGTAAAACTTATTCCTGCCATTATGCGCTAAGAGTTGCTGGACCTGCCGAGCAATTCTCTCCTCCTCCTAATTCTTGACCACTTGTAGCAGTATCTGTGTCTACAGTAAAGTGATAGAAATCTGTTGTGTTTGTAATGTTTCCACTAGAATCTCTTTTGCCAACTGTAATAGAATATCCAGCAGCTTTTGCAACGTTTGATCCTGTAATACCATCGAATGATGCAGGGTTTCCAAATGTACCTGCAACAGAGGGTGATCCTCTAAATCTTACAGTATCACTTGTTGATCTACCATGTGATGGTTCTGATACATTTATAATTCCTGATGAAGCTGCGATAGTTTCAAAAGGATTTGGTTTTAATATTACTGAAACAGAATTTTCTACTCTATCTGGTCTTGCATTCATTAAACCTTCTTGATCTGCAGTATGTGTACCTAATTCTAGTTGTGGATGTTTAGCTTCAAATTCTGACTTATGTACAAAAGCACCATTCCATTCTTTAACCATTTCGTTATATGGAAATTCAAATCCTGATCTGTCTGATATTGCTTTTGCGTATTTTCCTGTTGCCATTATATATTTGAGTAATTAATTTTAGGAGTTATAAATGTACTAGAAGCAGAACCATCTTCTGATAGTGCTCTTGCTAATTCATCTTCGTAATATAACTTCATTGTTTGTGTTAATTGAGGGTTTACTTTTTGACTTAAATAAAAAGCTAATCCTGAAACCATACAAGGTACGAACCTGTATGGAAGATCTGTTGCATCAGTATAAGTTCCATCTACATCTTGTATTCTTTTTAAAAAATAAAAATGTAAATCTTTAGATGCATTAGATGAGTCTGGTGTTGGGTAAACTGTTAAAGTTGTTTTGTCCACGAACCTTTGAACAAAAAATTGTGCTGGAGTTCCTTTAGATAATTTACTTGATAAGTCAGAATAAGTTGATCTAGATATTTTTGTTAATGAAGAATCCGATTGTGTTGTTTGAGTTCTATTAGATCTTAAACTTGCTTCAAGTATATCTGCCACACCATAAGTATTAGCAGGAACAGTTGTTGAACTTGTACCATCACCAGTTGATCTAAAAAAATTATACTCAGCTTGACCTTCAATTAAATCAACATTAGCTTCACTTACTTCCCAATAATGAACACCTCTATTACCCCATTCTTGAAAAAGAATGTTTAAAGATCTTCTTGCTGTTTTTAATTGATAACCTGAACTGACTTGTACACCAAGTCTTTCGTATGCTTCTTCAATAATTTCTTCAACAGCAAAAGTTTTGTCAAAAGTAACTGTGCCTGACGTTGTGTTGGCCATAAGTTACCTCCTAATATAGTTTTTTAAATTCTGCTATTACCGTATACATGTTACCCGCATCTGCGGCACCTGCAACTACAAGGTTAACATCACTTTGATTAGTGTTGTTTGATTTGTCAGTTTTTAATCCACCAAATTCTCTAAAGTCCCAATAACCAGATCCTGTTAAACCAATAATAGGTATATCGCCGTCATCATCTTCTTCATCCATACGGACAAAAGAATCTCCACCATTTCCAGTATCAGCTGAAAACCATACTCTTTGTAATACTAAGTGTAGACAAGAAGCACCATTTGCATTGTTAGCCATTGCTGACACATCTCCAAAAACTGTTGATCCGCCATCTCCGTCTGATTCATTTACATATTTAATAACCACTCTAACATCATTTTCTTGCATGATAGTTGGTCCTGTTACTGTGTCTGCCATAATCCCTCCTTAATTAAGATTACTAGATGGGGCCGAAGCCCCACCATAAATTATTTATTATTCAAAAACGTTTCTACTAATCGCTTGGTAGTGTACGTTTAATACTTCCGCTGCTGCCGCTCCGTTTTCAATTCCAATATAAGGAATTAAATCAACGTCGTTTGTTAAGGCTCCTGTTTTAGTAGTACCAGTTGTTACTGCTGTACCACCTGTGCTGCCTGAAGTAGTTGTTACATTATATTGAATACCATTTACAAAAATTGCCGCTTTTCTATCTGAATCAACTTCAATTTTAAAATGATATTGTGTATCTGCTTCAACAGCAATTGGTAATCTACTGATAAAGTCAGTGCCACCAATACTATGAACAAAGTGCCAATTAGCAAAAGTTGTAAAAGCTTCACTGTTTGTAGCATCTGATTGATATTTAAAGAACATTTGGTTATCATCAGTTGCAACTAATTGATCATTAGTTAACTTTAAACCAGCCCAAACTTTTTGATTATCAAGTGCAGGTAATGAAATTGAACATTCCCACTCTACTTGATTTTCAGTTCCCCATTTAGTTCCACTCCAAGATGTTTGGTTTGTATCTAAATGTGGTAACAGAATTGCTTGATCTTGATCAGCTGTTGCTGTTGTCATTGTAATTCCAGCTTGAGTTGCTGAAAAAGTAGTTAAAGCAGTTGTATAATTAGTACCTAATGTTTCAAAGTTTTTGTTTGCTGCTTGTGTTACTGCTAACGCTGCTGCATCATTTGCATCAGGGTCAATAATATTTATCGCATTAAGGCCTGGTCTTTGATAAAAACCCTCAAATAAATATTTTCTTCGAGCATCATGTAATCCAAAACATTGAGTTCTGTCGTGAATTGTACCTGTAGCTGCTGTTTTACTAATTAGCTGTATGTTGTTTTCCGAACGTATCGGTCCGCTAAATGTTGTATTTGCCATATTAATATCCTCCTAGATATTTTAAATGTAGTCCCTAGGGATGTCGACTATACGCGTCTACATTTAATGTTTTTATTTTTTGTATAGTGATAAAAGTATATGTTATTTTTTAGTAGAGTGCAAGAGAGCCTAAGGTATTTATGCATTTCAGCAATGTAGCTTTTGATTAAGTAGCTACAGAAACTTGTGGAGCAACACCTTCTGCAGTGTTTTGCCTGTGGGCAATAGCAGCTTCTTCAAGCTTAATGTCAGTAATGATTTGTTTAACTTTATCATCAATTCTGACCATCTCAAGAGTATATTTATTATTGTCAATATGCTCCTGTTCCCACTTCAACTCCAAGGACCTTTTTGCTTTGTATAGGTCTTGTATCATCATTAACCTCCTCATAGGTTATTCGACTTATCTCGCTATTATAGTTGTTTCCGAGATATTCCCAATTTATACTCTTTTCTCCCAACTTGTCAAGGATCGATTGTTCAAGAGCAATAGCGTTATCTTCAGACAAAACTTTAAATTTTGCATGATGATTGTGCGCCCATATGTTTACTAGGAATTTTTTCATGTTCTCACCGTGTTATTTTTTAAATATGGCGGAAGTGTGTTCCGCCATATAAATTTTCTTATTTAATGATTACGCACCTTCAACGCCGAAGATACCTCTAAAGTCAGAAACTCCAAACGAGTATCTTTCTCTAGCTTTGTATCTAACGTTACCAGTATCAAAGTCACCTTCCATTGCAGTTGTCAATGGTGCTCTAGTGAACATTTTCATACCATTTGGTACATCAGTGATAATGTAAAACGAATCAGTATCAGTTAAGAAATTATTCACTCTGTAACCTTGAGGAATCATTCCCATTGATGCTAATGAGTTGATATCATTATCAGCAGTTCCAGTTCTACCTTGAGACTTCATAAGTCTTTCAGCTTGGAATTGGTTTGCAGATGGAACAATCATTTTGACTGCTTTAGCTGCAATTCTTAAACCTCTTTCATCAGTCATGCCAGATATGTCGATCATAGCT